GAAAGTGTCGGCTTTCTTTCACACACTAAGCAGATGCCATTCTCTCTGTAATTCATTGGTCATCACCCTGGTCAATTGACTTTAATCTGCGTCGCATGGCAACAAGTCGAGCACAACCGTGCTCACCGATCGTAGATACGGCTGCATCAATGACTTGAGACATCTTGTAGCCGCTCTTTTTCATGCTCTGAAGTATTCTATTGGTTTCTTCGCTCACCGTTATGCTATACTGGTTCCCCATAAACCAACGCAAGAAGTTTACAATAATAATGTTATTCCTAAATTTCAAAAAAAAGAGGTCGGGGTAGAATAATAACATATGGCTTCTTGCCAAGGGATGGTGTGGTGGGTAAGACTATCTTATGGCGTGCCACCGGTAGAGAAGATTAAGTGCTGAATGGGGGGTGCTCAAGTTGTCCGCAGGAGCCGGCCAGTTAATTCATGCACTGACACAACCTGCGGACACCCAAACAAAAGAGATGAACACTATGGCAAAATCAGACAGCTTCTTTATCAGAGCAACAACAGCAACAAACGGAGTAACCTACGCACAATCAGCAATCGATCTCGGATCGTATGTTGATGCACTCGGCAAGAGTGTCCTGCGTGTTCACAACATCAGCGTTGAGTATGGTGGTCCACTATCATCCTACGCTGGAGCAGTGAACTCTTCGACTCAAACCTCATTCCAACTTACAACCCAATCACAAACTGAAATGGTGAATGTCACTGATCGAAGTGTTATCTCATCCGGATCCCTTGCGATTGCTACTGGAGCTGCCAATGTGGAGATGATGTCTGAAGGACTCAACATTGCACCACAAGATTGGACCAAAGGCTACTTGGTTGCTGTCGAGCAAATCTACCTTGGCGTTGACCAAACCTTTGACCACTGCGACCGTGTGTCCATTGTTTTGGAATGCACCGTTGAAACCCTTTCCCAGTCTGCAGCAATGGCACTTGCACTTTCCCAACAGTGAGGCGATCTAATTGCCAACTGATGAAGACATTCGGCTTGCTCTAAGGCTTAGAGCACTTGCTGATGCTCTCTTGGTCCCTGTCGCCACTGCTACCGGTTTGCCTCCCGAACTTGTTCAGGGATTTGTTGAGGGTACTACTACCGGTGCTGTTGCTGCAGCCAAAGAACCAACGAAGAAGCGCAAGGTATCCGCGTACAATCGAAAGTACAAGGCTGCGTTCAAGCGAGTCTCGAAGAAGTACAAGAAGAAGAACGGCGAATGGAAGAAGGGCGGATTCAAGTCTGCCGTTCGTGCAGCTCACAAAGAAGCCGGAGGGAAGAAGTGATGGCGATCCATACACTACGCGGTCAATTCACTGAGAATGTAGCCAAGCGTCTTATCCTCGCAGATGGTATGCTTACCAGAGGACATCGAATCACCAAGTTTGTCATTAGTGGCGATCCATCGTCAAGCGCCAACGACGCATATGCATTCTTGGCAACTGGTCTTACTGAGAACAAATGGAACTGGGCAGACAATCGACAAATTGCATGGTCATCAACCAACGTGCAATCAACTGGCGGATTACAAGTGCCGATGGAAGTTATTGATCCAGAGCATGTTGTAATTCAAGACCTTTTCATCAACGGGTTTGTTGGTAGCGCCACTGGCTCGAGCGTCATCAATTACCTGGTCGAACTCACACCGATCACATTGACAGATGAAGAGTCTGTTATCCAACTAATCAAGGAGCGTAGCCAAGATGACATCTGAAGAACCAATTGAAGAAACGAAATTGCCAACTAAGACTGAGCGGTTTGCACAGTGGCTTATGACCCGTGAGGAGCGACGAGCTGAGAAAGAATCTAACCTCGAAGGTTTGGTTCGATTGAATGTGCTTGTGTCCTTTCTTACTCTCGGGCTCGTCGGTGGCTTTGAAACTGTTCAACTTGCTATCTCAATGATCCCTTACTTGGGTTGACATAGCATACAAGCCTGAACCCACATGAAGTTGTATTCGCATCGAACGACTTCACCAGTCGTAAGGCGTTGGTTATGCTTGCAGAAGTAAGTCTGATCGCAGGCTTCACACTTGACGCACATTAGTCCTCATCCTCCAGGGCAAATCGTAGCGATCCACAATGTTGACACATGATGTAGAGCCGTCCTTCTTGCCATTCGATGCAAGCAACTGGCGAATAACTCCAACCGTTACGATCTGCATGAGCACAATTGCATTGAATCATAGCGCGCATTGACTGGTCCTTAGTCAAAGTGGCTGGCTTCATACGCGGTACGCCTCCTTGTCCCAATTCTCAACGATGAAATCACCACAGTCCTTGCAGATCGTCCATGGAGAAAGTGTCGGCTTTCTTTCACACACTAAGCAGATGCCATTCTCTCTGTAATTCATTGGTCATCACCCTGGTCAATTGACTTTAATCTGCGTCGCATGGCAACAAGTCGAGCACAACCGTGCTCACC